ATAGGAACAAATTATGTTAGATACATTATTATGGATAGCAGTAGGAGCATTTGTAGGTTGGAATTTTCCACAGCCATTTTGGGCTAAGATTATTCAAGAAAAAATTCAAGCTATGTTAGCTAAGAAAGGAGCATAATATGAAATTATTATTAGCATTAGTAACATCATTAGCGTTGGTAGGAACAGCATACGCAGGTGGTGAAATGAAAGAAGTTTGTAAAGACAAAACAGACAAAGCTGGTAAAGTCGTAAATGACAAGGCCGGAAAGCCAGTACAAGTTTGTAAGAAAATCAAAGTTCACAAGAAAGTAGAAGGTGAAAAAGTTCCGGACAGTAAGAAGAAATGAAAAGACTAGTGTCAGTATGTGCATTTTTTGCACTAACTGGATGTGCCAATATTATGGAATACATTCCAAGTTCATGGGATGTAAACCAAGCCAAGGTAATTACAGACATACAACAACAGAGTAGAAACTTTGATTGTAAGGCAGAATTGGCACCACAAATTAAACGACTATCACAAGACGTAGAGTGGTTTGATATCTATACCAAGACTAAGCCCACACGTGACATTGCCAAACTAACAGGTACTATTACTGACACTGTTAAGGAATTACAAGAACGTGTAGCCAAAGGCCCAGTGAGTCCATTGTACTGTGACCTTAAGAAGAAGATTATACAGCAACAGGCAGACATACTTGCTAAATCAGTACAAGGAAGATTCTGATGAGCGCACTAGCTGAATTAGTAAACAGTGGTAATACATGGGCCGCGGAACGTGCCCAGTATGCACTACAGGTACACGAAGCTGTGGGTGCAGGACAATTAAGTCCTAGCGAAGCTAAAGAAATATTACAGGACTTAATTAGTACAGAGAAATTAGAAGAAGAGTCCGCTGATCAACAAGCCCGAGCCGCATTAGTATTTGGAGTTACTCAATTAATCAGTTTATATTAATTAGGTAAAATTCATTCAAAAGGCGGCTTGACAGTTGCCTTTTTTTGTTATATAATAGTGCTATGAAAGACTACTATCAAATTTTAGGTGTTAGCGAACAAGCTAGCCCAGACGAAATCAAAAAAGCCTACAGAACGTTGGCCAATAAGCACCACCCCGATAAAGGTGGTGATCAAGCTATGTTCAAAGACATTAGTGTTGCTAACGACACGTTAAGCGATCCTCAAAAGAAAGCTGAATATGATCAACAAAGACAATTTCCGCAAGGACAGCAATTCCATTTTAACACAGGAAATATGCATGACATTTTTGGACATGCATTTAATCAAAATCCATTTGGAGACATTTTTGGTCATATGCGTGGACAACGTCGAAATAGAGATTTAAATATTCAATGTCAAGTTACACTACTAGATTCATATGTGGGAAAACAACTTGAAGCTAGCTACAGACTACCTAGTGGACGTACACAGAATGTAGTTATTAATTTACCAGTTGGTATTTCACACGGTGAAACTATCCGGTATGCTAATCTAGGTGATGACTCTGTTCCAGGTATACCGCCCGGGTCATTAAATGTTACTGTACTTGTATTACCTGACGAACACTATCAACGTCATGGAGATGATTTATACACTACAGTAGAAATAAATCCAATTGAAGCTATGATTGGTTGTAGAAAAACTGTTAAGATGATTACCGGCAAAGAGATGACGCTAGACATTAGAGCAGGAGTCGAAGCAGGCGCTGAATTTGCCAGTGCAGGACAAGGATTTACAAATACACAAACGCAGAGAAAAGGAAGATTCGTTTCTGTAGTAAAAATTAAAACTCCACAAATTATTGATCCTGCTATAATTGCAAGACTAAAAGAATTAAATTATGAAATTAGTAGTAGATCCTGATCCGATTCTTAAACAACAAGCAGAACATTGGGACTTTGCAAATCACGTTAATGCCGCAGTAATAGAAAGAGAAATGCTTGAAATAATGAACGCCTCAGACGGTATTGGACTAGCGGGAAATCAAGTTGGAATATTACGTAGGGTGTTTGTTATGAAGTTAACAGACGGCCGTGAGATAGGATGTTTTAATCCCTGGATTATGTTTGGTAACAATGATAAGATTGAAGGCAACGAAGGCTGTTTGAGCTTTCCAAATCTCTGGCTTAAGGTTAAAAGACATAATAAAATTACTGCCGCATATCTTGACAATACAGGAAAAAACTGTATAATAGAACTTGAAGGCATTGACGCTAGATGTTTCCAACATGAGTTAGATCATTTAGACGGTGTAACATTTACAGAATATGTAAGTAATTTGAAACTTAATATGGCAAGAAAAAAACAAAGGAAATTAAATGGTTGAACCTAGTGATCATCTACAAGCAGTATTTGAAAAAGCAATTGAGACTGCTAAGAAATTACACCACGAGTATCTTACTATAGAGCATCTATTGTTCTCTATGCTCGCAGAAGATACGTTTAGCAACATTATCACAGGTTATGGTGCCAATGTATCTGATCTTAAGAAAAATCTTGCAGATTACCTACAGAATAAATGTCAAGAAATTACAACCACAGACGTTGTTGTAAAACCTAAAAAGACACAAAGCGTAGAGAGAGTACTTAATCGTGCGTTCACACAAGTATTGTTTAACGGGCGACAGCGTATTGAACCTACAGATGTTTTTATTGCAATGATGAGCGAAAAACGCAGTTGGACATATTACTATATTCAACAAGCAGATATCGATAAAGATAAATTTGCTGACTACTTGAATAACAGCACTGACACAGATGAGCAAGAGCCTCAAGAAGGTAACAGTGGAAAAGCACTAGCCGCATTTACCACAAATCTTAATGAAGCAGTTAAGAAAAATAAGATTGATCCAGTCATTGGGCGTATTGACGAACTAGAAAATATTGCTCTTGCATTAGGGCGTAGAAGTAAATCAAACGTAATTCTCGTTGGCGATCCAGGTGTTGGTAAGACTGCTATTGCAGAAGGACTTGCTTTTAACATTGTTAAAGGTGCTGTTCCGGACTTTCTAAAAGACTATACAGTTTATAACTTAGATATCAGTGCTATGTTAGCTGGCAGTAAATATCGTGGAGACTTTGAAGAACGATTTAAAATGGTGCTTAAGGCACTAGGCAAGAAAGGTAAGACTGTGCTGTTCATCGACGAGGCACATATGATCTCTGGCGCAGGATCTGCTAGCAACTCAGCTAACGATCTCGCTAACATGATGAAACCGGCTCTAAGCAAAGGCAACATTAAAGTTGTGGCCAGTACTACCTGGGAAGAATATCGCAAACACTTTGAAAAGGATCGTGCGCTAATGCGCCGATTCCAACGTATTACCGTTGACGAGCCAACACAGGAAATGACATTACAAATCCTTAAAGGTATCAAGAAGTATTACGAAGAACATCACAAAGTTAAAATTAAAGATGATGCTATACAAGCGGCTGTTAAACTGAGTGTTAAGTATCAAGCAGATAAGAAGTTGCCCGATAAGGCAATTGATTTGATTGATTGCGCTTGCTCAAGATTCAATTTGAAACTTGCAGACGATCGTGTAGTCACAGAAAGAGAAATTCAATATGAACTTTCTAAGATGATTAATTTGCCTGAAGAGCAAGTTATGGAAACAGAAAGCAATAACTTGTCAAAACTACAAGACAATTTGCAAGCTGAAGTTTACGGACAGGATCTTGCTGTACAAGAAGTCGTTGACAAGATTATGGTTGCTCAAGCAGGATTAAAAGCTGAGAATAAACCAATTGGTAGTTTTGTATTCATGGGACCAACAGGTTGTGGTAAGACTGAAACAGCAAAAGCACTGGCTAAAAACTTAGGTGTTAAATTGCTACGTTTTGACATGTCGGAATACCAAGAGAAACATAGTATCTCTAAACTAATTGGTAGCCCACCAGGGTATGTAGGGTTCGAGGAGAACGCTGGATTATTGATTACACAGATTCAAGAAGCACCAAATGCTGTATTACTATTTGACGAAGTTGAAAAATCACACCCAGATGTAACAACAGTCTTGTTACAAATGATGGACAATGGTTTTATTACAGGTTCAAATGGCAAACAAGCAGACTGCCGAAACTTGATTCTTATCCTTACTACTAATGCTGGTGCAAACGAAGCAGAAAAGAACGCTATCGGCTTTGGCGCACAGGATAAAGATTATAGTGATAAAGAACTTAAGAAATTCTTTACTCCAGAGTTCCGTAATAGGCTTGATGGTGTTATTACCTTTAACAAGCTAAACAAAGAAACAATGGTTAAAGTTGTTGAGAAGTTTATTGAGGAACTACGTAATCAAGTCAAAGAAAAAGGTATCCGGATTAAGATTAATAAAGAAGCAATTGATTGGCTGATTGAAAAAGGCTTTGATGCTAAGATGGGTGCTCGCCCATTGCAACGTGTTATCGACAAGGAAATTAAACGTGATCTTGCCAAGTTGATGTTGTTTGGCAATCTAAAAGCCGGTGGTTGGTTAACTATTACTGTAGACGACAATAAAATTGTATTAGTTACTAAACCAAAAACTCCGAAAGTGCCATTGCTTACTGTAGAGTCAATGTTAGAAAATGCAGTACAAGATAACTAACAAATGGTTTATGGGTCTCTACCAGTACAAGATTGTACTGGTAGTCCCAGGTTGCAGTTTGTTCAGGTCAGGAGATATGGACTCTACTCTTAAGAGTCTTCAAAAGATTAATCTGCAAGACAACAAAGACGCTAGTCCGTACTACGGGCTTTTAAGAAGCGGTATTAAAACACCAGATGATTTAGCATTTGCATTTAGATTACAAGCACATATCTTAAAATTAAAAGATTTTGACATAAGAGTTGAAAGCCCGTTTATAAGCATTTATTCCAATTCAGAAAAAGATGTTAAAGCTCTTGCAAAATTAGATACAGATCGTGTTAAGTACATTAGTAGACCTCCACTCAATTCTACACTAACGTCTGATACGATTTTATTACCTAAAGTAAATTTTGAATATAGAGTAACTTTAGGTAAAACTACACAAGATAACTCTACATTTGTACAGTGGGCTAATAATAACAAAAAACTAAAGCTAACTAAGAGCTGTATTAGAGATTTGACAAAGGATCGCAGTTGGGGCGGAACTTACTTTTATGTAACTGGCGATAACAACTTATTGATGACAAAAATGCACTTAGGAGGCTCAATAAACAAGGTTGAGCGCATAATCAAAGCGTAATCGTATAAGCCCGCGAGCGATAAATAGTATATCTGCACTTGAGGTGCATCTAAACACATGGGCTTAAAAAAATGCGTATTACTGAACTATTAGAAGGTAAAAATTTTAACGATTTAGATTTTGTTAACCAAGAAGGTGACAAACGAGAATTAAATTTTGACCTAATTGAAGACTTTGCTTTCTTCCTTCACAACGATGATAATCTATATCGTCGACACATTTACCCAGCTGTTAACAAGTGCCTAGACGGCATTAAACACAACAAAAAGGTCAGCCCAGCTGTATTTAAATCAGCGGCTATGGAAGGGTATAAAAATTACATTAGACAATACCCTATAAGAGAATTACCTAACGAGTTGAGCGAAGAGCTTTGCAATAAGATTTGTAAGAAGATGCACGAGGATGTTTACAAACATCACGAAGAAGGCAAGTACAAGGATTAATCGTGTTATTAAGAGAATTGTTCCTTCGTGAAGTAACCGCTCCTGCTGATGACAGTATGGAAAAGTACGGGCGAGCGTTTAATCATCCGGAACATTTGGTATTCTTTAAAGGCAGTAACGGCACAATAGAAGCATTAACTCATTTTAAAGAGATTGCTACTGAAGAAGAGGGTGCTACCACTGTTAGAGGCAAGTGGGACGGTAACCCGCAGATATATTGGGGTAGAGAGCAAGAAGGTGGCCCACTAATCCTAGCTGGACATAATCAATGGTCGCGTGGAGTAAAAGGCGACAGTAAAGAAGCAGTATACGATTTTATTGCTAATCAAAGCGGTAATGCAAAAACTCCCGAAGATCAAAAACAAAGACAAAGTTTTGCTAACAACTTTGCCAGCCTATATCCGTTGTTTGATGCGGCAACTCCTAAAGACTTTGTTGGTTTCGTATATGCAGATAGTTTATTTGGTGTTGATCCGGCTTTGAACAAAGAGCTAATTAAAATGGAAGGATATTCTAAGGGAGTATGGACATTTGCTCCTAATCCAAAAAGCAATACAAGATATTATGTTGATAAGGCCGGCGAGTTGGGAACTCGCATTACCAATGCTAAGGTTATGGTTGTGGGACATGCTATGTTTGAAACATTTGGTGCCCCTGATAGAACACAAATACCACTAGACGACTTTAGTATGTTTAATCAAACTGCAGGTCTTGTTGTCCAAGGCCCAGTTTACACAAAAGGTGGCAGCGGACAAGATACTACACAAGTTGACAATTTGATAGACGAAATTGTCAACGAAGTCGACGGTGTTGGCGCTAACCTCGATGCGTTTATTGCCAGCATGCCTGATCCAGATAAGAACGGTATATTTTATCCTTTCTTTAATGCTATGAGTAATCTACATGCCAACAACGAACAAAGTTTTGACAGCATTACCGGTGATACATTTATAAACTGGATGGCTAAGAAGGGCATTAGCACTAAAAAACAAGAACATGTTATTGCGATGATTAAAGCACATCCCGGAGCATTTGACTCAATGTTAACGCTAATCAAAGACATACGTAACATGAAAGACGAAGTGTATGCCGCATACCAGAGTCAGGGGAGACCTGAGATATGGGAGACTGAGGGCGAAGGTTACGTTCGCTATGCTCAACCAAATCATAAATATGGTAATATAAAAATTGTTCCAACTACTTGGGCACCAGGGAAGAAACCAGCATGAGATTAAGAGAACTATTCGAAAACATCTACGAGGAAGTTCCGGGCAAGGATGTGCATGACGGTGGTTTAAAAACTATTGGTGTTTGCTTTGGACGATTCAATCCTCCGCATAAAGGACATAAGGCTGTGTGGCAATCTGCTGCCAGCAATCCTATCTGGTATGTGGGTACTAACGACAGTACAAGCGGTCCTAAAGATCCGTTACCTTATGATGTTAAATTGCAGTGTATGGCGGCTGTATGGTCTAAAGTTGCAGGACATGTTATTCCAGAACAAAGTTTATTAACACTAGCAAGTAAAATTTATGAAGAACACGGTGAAAACGTTCACTTGAAAGTTTATACCGATGAAGAATGGCTGTATAAAACACTAGCACAGTACAACGGTGTTCAAGGTAAACAACACGGCGGCTATAAATTTACACAAATTGATTGGGCTAAAACTGAGCGGTTAGCCAGTGCCACTAATTTACGTGCCGCAGTTCGTGCAGGTGATAAAAAATCATTCTATCAAGACATGGGTATTAGGTCAAGTGTTACTATCGACATTGACGGTAATCCCACTCCTGTATTTGATGTAGTAGCACACTATCTTAATCAGTATCCAGAAAAAACAGCTAAAGCAGTAGCTGAATCATCTGAAGAAAAGATTAGTAAACGCAAACAGCAGGCTACTAAAGGATTAAACACATACGGAGATAGTGAGCATGTAAGCGGTGACTATACAGCATATCGTTTAGGTATGGCTGTTGCTGGAGCAAACGGTAAAGATCCATTGCCAAAAGAGATGAAGGCCAAAAGCTGGATTGGTAAAAGAAAATCAGCTCATCCGTATACTCAAGAAGAACAAGACATGCTGAAACAAGCGTACGAGGTTGTGGGAGCAGAATACATAGATTTAAATAAAGGTGACATGGAAAGCCGTGAGTTAGATACCACATATAAAGTTAGCCCAGTTGCACAACATAAAAAGAACAAATACGGAATTTAATATGGACGAAAGATATCATTTAGCATTACAAACTGCATTTGCCAGCGAATATTCATTTGCATTAAAGGCACAAAACTTTCATTGGAATGTAGAAGGCGCAAGTTTTCCGCAACTTCACGAATTGTTTGATAAAATTTACAAAGAAGTTTATGGAAGTATTGACACATTTGCAGAACAGTTACGTGCTTTAGAAATTTATGCACCTGCTAGTTATAGCAAGTTTAGTATGCTTTCACAAGTTAAAGATGAAAATAGTGTACCGCAAGAACGAGACATGGTTGAAGAATTGTTAGTAGACAGCGAAAAAATGGCTAACATGTTTAAAATCGTATTTACTATGTCTGAAAATAACGGCGATCACGGATTAAGTAATTTCTTTGCAGATCGTCAAGATGCGCATAAAAAGCATAGTTGGATGTTGAGAAGTACGTTAAAATGAAACAATACAGGATTACCACACAAGATTTAAATCAAAGTTCGGACGAGGATTGTTATCTTGCGCCCAACGATCCTATACACGAATTAAAAGCCCTAGCTGGACTAGGTGGACTAGGTGGCGAAGCTAGATTACATGAGTACCGTGCTAATCAAGGTAGTAATATAAGTGTAACTGGCGATGCTACTGGACAGTTACAAAAAAAGTTAAATATACAACCAGGAACTCCAGAGTGGTTTAAACTATGGTTTAGTTTGCCGTATATGACTGGGGAGAACAAAATATGAAAATTATAGAGTTATTAGGCGAAGGTTACCGCAACTACGATGACAACCGTACAGGGTTTGGAGATCGAGCAAAGCGTGACTTTAAACGTCAAGAAATGGAGCACGAATTAGGACACGAAACTAATAATTACGCAGTTGCAATCGATGGTAAAACATGGAAGGTGTTTTCTACTAAATCGCATGCCGAAGCAATTGCTAATAAATTACAAGCTAAAGGAAAAAAAGCTTCAGTTCATCCTACAGGTTCGCCAGTTAGTGAATCCGCAACAGCAGGTGCAACTAATGCCGCAAACGTAAGTGTAGGTGCTGTATACAAGAATAAACCAGCTAAAGCCGCTAAAAACAAAGACGGAACAGTTAAAAACGCCCTTGATATGAAGGCGAATTTGATGACTGGCGGAAGCATAAAACGCTAAATATATAAAGACAACGGAGTTTACAAAATGCACGATCAAATGCAACCACAAAATATTACATCAGGTCAAGGAGTCGATCGCGAAGGCGCGATGGCTAAAGCTGATCTGTATAAACTAGCAAATTATTCATTAAAGTTATTCAAGCAACTAGAAGATGATGCTCAGATGGAATCTTGGGTACAAGCTAAGATTACCAAAGCCGCTGATTATATTGCCAGCGTGTATCATTACTTAGAATATGAAATGAAATTTAATGATTACGGGCACCAACTTGATAACGCAGAATTAGTAAACGAAGATCGAAAGACAGAGCTAAAGAATAAACTCCTAGAAGCTAAAGCTAAAGTTGCAGAACTTAAAAAGAATCAAGCAGAAAAGATGAAAGCTAAAGATTCTAAGAAAGTTGAAGAAGGCATTCTAAGTGGTGGTGATCGTCCTTGTACAGAGTGCGGTGGATCTGGTATGGTATACGAAGAGCCAAAAGCAGTTCCTGATCACGTTAAGAGCAAAGTTGACAAGTACAATCGTTTAACTAAAGCCACACATGCCGCGTCGAAACGTTTAGATCGTAACAATAACGGTATTCCAGACAGTGAAGAAGAAAAAGAAGTTGCTGAAGAATTTACTGATAAATCAAAGACAGGTGATACATTTAAAACTCGCACTGGTGTAGCAACTAAAACTGACACCGGTATGAAGCATAATAATACAAGTTATGCAGATGACGGAGAAGCTGATGACAAGTCGGGCAAAGGTAAGAAGAGCCATGCTAAGTCACAAAGTGCCGCCGAGAAGAAAGAAAAAGCTCCAGCACAAAAGCAAAGTCCAAAGAGTGCCAAGACATGGGGCATGAAAGACAGCGAAAAGTTTGATAATCGTGATAAAGAAGTTGACGAAACTTACGGTCAAGGTGTTTACGAAACTAAAGGCACCGAGCCAAAAGACAAGCCTAAGAAAGGTGAAAAGGTTGGTAAGGAAGGTAATGCATTTGGTAAAGCAGTGCGTGATGCCAAAGCTAGCGGCGACAAAACTATGACAGTTGGCGGCAAGACCATGCCAGTTAAAGAAGCATTGAAAGGTGGCCAAAAGAAATTAGATGTAGATGATGACGGAGATATCGAAGCTGACGACTTAGCTGACTTACGTGCTAACAAAGAAAAGAAAGTCGACGAAGCTGGAAAAACAATGAGTCGTGCGGCCAAGGGTCATGAGAAGTATGGCAAAGAAGGTATGGCGGCATTGGCCAAAGCTGGTAAGGAAGGCAAAAGTCTAGAACCAATCAAAGCCAAATACAACAAGTATGACGAAAGTACTACTAATCAAGAAATGATTGCTGAGTCAGCAGACTTAGCCCGTATGCGTGTACTAATGGCACGTTTAAACGGATAATCAAATGGACATGAAGAAAATTCTACAGGCAATGGATGGTATCGCTACAGCGCCTGTAGGAAGTTCTGATGACATGAAAAAATTCCTTCAAGTGATAACTGAAGGTAGTAATCCTCATAAAGTTGCACTGCCTATACAAATGGCCATGCAACATTATCAACAACCAAAAGTAGAATCAGTAGTTAAAAAACCTTCATTGCTTAAACAGTATTTTTCAGAAGCAGAAGATACAGTTGCTGAGCAACTTGCAGAACGAAAAGCAAGATTATCAATGTATGCACAGACTATTGCTAGTCGTGTGATGATGAAAGAATCTAATTTAAAAGAAGCTCCTATTGAAATGACCGGAGATGCTAACGATCCAGTAGTGTATGGACACGAAAAAGCTAACCCTATGAGCCTTAAAGGTCGTATTCAACAAGCTCGCAATCAATTAAAAGAACTAGCGCAAATGTCAGACTCCGATGAGCTAGTTGTATGGGAACAAATTACTAAATTGCACCAGGGCGGTATGTTTATGGGTCTAGCACAAAACCTAGAACAAATTCGTCATGGCATTGAAGAACTGGCGGCCAAACGCAGTAAAGGCGGCGTTAGTAGTCGAGGAATAAATAAAGGCATCGGTGAGGATAATGACCCGTGCTGGAATAATTATAAAATGGTTGGAACAAAAAAGAAAGGCAAGAAAACAGTTCCCAACTGTGTGCCAAAAGAATAATTAGGATATGAATATGGACTTAAGACAATTAATTTCTAAAATGGATCAAATCGAAAAAGGACCAGATTGGTCAAAAGAACCAGATTGGTTAAAAGAACCAGATTGGTTAAACGAAGACGAAGATGATGATCAAGTAAACGAAGATCCGTTATTGTTAGTTGGTCTCGGTATAGGACTTAAATGGCTCTATGACAAGTATCAACAAAGCCAAGCAGAAGCTGAAGAAGCTAGAAAGAAAGCTGAAGAAGCTAAACGTGCAGGCGATGCCGCTGAAGCCGCTAGATTAGCCGCTGAAGCCGCTAGATTAGCCGCTGAAGCATTGGCAGATAAGAAACGAGCAGAAGAAGCTAACGGTTCTAAGTGTAAGGCAAAAGTTGGTCAAGTATCAGCTTACATAAGTCAATTAGATGACATGTTGAAAAAAGAAGCGGCGAAAAAAGCGGCAGGGCCAGTACCAGGTCCGTTCAACCAGCCTGCCAAACTACCAGTTCGTCCAGGACAAGAAACAAGCGGAGTTGCCGCAAAACCAACCGCTAGCGGTATTACACAGTATCCAAGCGCAAAAGAAAGTTTTGAATTCAACTCAAGCATTGCCAATGCATTAATAGAAAGCTTTGGATACGACCTTCAAAAAAAAAGTCAAGTTGATGAGTGGTCAAAACGAGACACAGGTGATACGATAAGAGCAGGATACAATGGATTAACATTTGGCGCAGGCGATAATATTACAGCAGGTATTAAAAGTGCATTTGGTAAAGATACTTACGCACAAGCATTAGAAAAAGAAAGAGCAGAGACTGAGAAAGCACAGGCACGTAGTCCGTCAATAAAGTTTAGTACCCCTGCACTTAACATAGGTGGTAAGGAATTAATTGGTAAGAAAGACTGGAATCCGTCAGCATATGATGCCGCTAACTTAGTTGGTGCTGTAGCAGTTCCGATTCCGGGTGTTGGTCTTGCTGGTCAGGCTGCTGCCAGAGGTATAAAAGCCGCGGCCGGCACTGGTAAAGTAGCAAAGGTTGGGGCAGGTACCGCGCAGATAGGTACTGAGTTGGCTGGAACTGTTGCCGCAATGAAAGGTGCTGAACACTTTCTTAGCAAGCACAATGTTACTACACTAGTAACAGCTAAAGGCGGAGATGTTAGAGTAGGTATGGCACAGGCGGCTATGGGTATGAATGATAAAGAAGTCGATGGCAAAATGGGTCCACTTACACAGGCCTCTTTAGAGATTGTACAAGATGAAAACAAATTGCCGATAACTGGAAAATTAGATAAAGCAACAGCCAAAGTGCTAGGAGTTTAAGGAAATTAATATGAATAATAAAACATTAACAGAGTCAATGAGTGACTTAACACAAAAGCTAAGACTCATTGAAAGCTCAACAAACGAAGCCGCTACTTCGGCAGCAGAAAAAGCCGCTGAGAAATTAGGTGTGCAATCTGCGTCATCGGCATTAAGGGGCACTGCGGCAAAAGCTAGAGCCAAGTTAGCGGCTGCGAAAGATAAGGCATTAGCGGCTACTGATAAGTTGCCAGGTGGCGCTGTGAGAGCTTCTAAAAGAGCAAAAATAAGAAAAGTAAAACAGCACGTAGCATCAATAAAACAACATGTATATGCTGGTGAACTTAGAGCGGCGGCTGAAGTGGAAACAAACGCAATACAAAGAGCGGCACTAGCAAGACAAGCAGAAGAAGCAACCGCCAATGCTGAACGATTAGCACAGGCGGCTGGAGATATTGATAAGGCGGCGGCCGAAGCAGTTATGAAAGATGCAGAACTAGCGGCATTAAAAGCACGAAATCCTGAAGTTTTGAACAAGGCAATAGACGACGCAGAGGCTGCGGCAAACAAGGTAGCAACAACGGGCGAAAAGACTGCCGCAGACGCGGCTGCAACGGGTGAAAAGACTGCTGTAAGTGCGGCTGCAACGGGCGAAAAGACTGCTGTAAGTGCGGCAGATGATGCAGGTGTAGCGGCTGAAAAAGGTTATGTTCCGGCTACTAGAGATCCAGCCGCAGTTGACGCATTGAATGCAGAACAAAGAGCCACATCGGATTATTTTGCCAAGCCAGAAAACCATGTAGTTAGAGATGGAAAAGCGTATGGTCGTGATCCAAACAAAGTGGGAGAGTTTGTTGAGCTCGATGCTAAAACACTAATGCCAAAAGGTGACCTTGGTGTTAACCGTGCTTCATTCTACACTAATGGTGCTTTAAACAGAGAACTAGAAGCATTAGAAAAACAAGGTGCTCGAAAAGTAGAAATTGCAAAAGCAGAAGAAAAAGCATTAAATAGCGCGGCTGTGACAGCGGTTGAAAAAGCAGAAATTAAAGCTGGTGGTATTCTTAATTGGATTAGAAATAATCCTAGAAAAGCGGCCGTTCTTGGATTGTTAGCTGGTATTGTTACCGCCGGCACTATTGCATCATTAATGGCTGGTGAAGAAGAAAAGATCCCAGGCGCTGGCGAAGAAGTGCCACCAGAAGAGCCAGGTGGTATTGAAGGTCTTCCATCTGCAGGTGGAGACAAGCCTCCCGGAACTAGCGGTGATATAGTACAAACAAATCCTGCTGATCTCGAAAAGAAAATCCTTGCTCTTATTGCAGAACTAGAAAAAGAACCAACTTGTCAAGCTGACGTTGTAAGACTAAAAGCAGACTTGGCTAGGATTAAGGGTCAGGCGGCGGCACCAGTAGCACCAGTACCTCCAGTACCTCCAGTAGCTCAAGCACAAGCGGCGGCAGGTAATACACCAGCGGCAAACCCTGCCACTGGCAAATTAAATCTAGATGCCAAATGTAAAATGTGTGGCAATGCATATAAAGATCATTTTAATTTCGAGCCTGCAGGCGATCCAAATGGAAAGGTCACGTCCACTAAATTTAGACATATGGCGAATCCAACAGATGAGTTTTTTCCGGGTTTGAACGGAACACCAACAACTCCACAAGCTCAAGCACAAGCGGCGGCAGGTAATACACCAGCGGCAAATGATGCGACTTCATTAACAGCGGAACTAGACAAAGCGGCAGGTAATACACCAGCAGGTGGAAGTGATATGATGACTGGTAGAGATATTATGGGACGTCCAGTTATGAAAGGTAGTCCAAACGATGTATCCGGAAAAGAGGATCCATTAAAAAAGGTAGGTGGACTAGCAGAGAATGATGAACTAGCTCGTTGGCTTAAAATAGCTCGCGGACGTTAATCAAATAAATGGCAAGATTCGTCTTGCCATTTCCACCTCTAAAGGTTGTGTTCATAAGATAATTAGTATATAATAGGCTTATAGTTAAGGAGACTTACATGTCAGGACGTTCATACGGTGCAGAAGAAAAGGCAAAACTAGAAAGATTAATCGCAGAGGGTTCAACCGTTTTGCGTGAAGTAGAAGATTTACAAGAAGGCTTGAAGGATACAGTTAAGGCAGTAGCAGAAGAATTGCAAATCAAACCATCAGTTATTAACAAAGCCATTAAGATTGCACATAAAGGTGACTGGGCGGCTTACAATGAAGATTGGGAAGAGATTGAAGCAATTTTGGATATCACTAAGCGTATCTAATAAGTAGTACATAAGAAAGGTAAGGCAGGCCATAAACTGCCGTGTAGGTATTTGTCAGCCTAAAATGACATATGGAGAATAAATGAGCTATGTAGACGCATGGTTTGACCGCGAGAATGATCTCATCAAAGTGGTTGAACGCAATAAGAAAGGTGAACGTGAATTCAGGGACATTCCTGTTAAGCACACGTTTTACTACAAAGACCCTCGGGGCAAATTCCAATCTATTTACGGAGATCCATTAAATCGGATTATCTGTAAGAACACTAAAGAACTACGCAAAGAGCAAGCTATTAATTCAGGTAAGCAGTTATTTGAATCTGATATCAATCCAATCTTTAGTACACTAAGCGAACATTACTTAAATCAAGATGCCCCAAAACTAAATGTAGCATTTTTCGATATTGAGGTAGACTTCGATCCAGAACGTGGCTATGCAAGTCCAGATGATGCATTCATGCCAATCACTGCCATCGCCGTCTACCTACAATGGATGGAAACTATGGTTTGCTTGGCTATTCCTCCCAAGAAACTTCCAATGGAAGAAGCCAAGGAGATGGTTAAAGAATTTCCCAACACATATTTGTTTGATAACGAAGCAGACATGTTGGATATGTTTTTAGACCTAATTCAAGATGCTGACATACTAAGTGGTTGGAACAGCGAAGGCTTTGATATTCCGTATACTGTTAATCGAGTAACCAAAGTATTGTCAAAAGAAGATACAAGACGTTTTTGCTTGTTCAATCAATTTCCCAAGCGTAGAGAATATGAAAAATTCGGACGCCAATCAGTTACCTATGACTTTATAGGTCGTGTACACTTAGACAGTCTTGAACTGTATCGTAAGTACACTTATGAAGAACGTCACACATATCGACTGGACGCTATTGCTGAATATGAATTAGGCAAGCGTAAAACACAATACGAAGGAACGCTCGATCAATTATACAACAATGACTTTAAAACATTTGTTGAATACAACATTAATGACTGTAAACTGCTTGATGATCTAGATAAAAAACTAAAGTTTATGGATCTTGCTAATACACTAGCACACGAATGTACTGTATTGCTACAGACTACAATGGGTGCTGTTGCAGTTACTGAACAAGCTATTATTAACGAATGCCATCGCAGAGGTTTCCAAGTTCCTAATAGAACTAAAATGGACGATCGTGAAGATAACGAAGGTGCGGCTGGTGCGTATGTTGCTTATCCCAAAGAAGGCATACATGACTGGATTGGGTCTCTAGACATTAACAGTCTATATCCAAGTGCTATTAGAGCACTTAACATGGGCCCGGAAACTATTGTTGGACAGTTGCGTCAAACACTGACTGATGAATACATACAAGGACAAATAGCCAAGGGTAAATCATTTGCGGCCGCTTGGGAAGGTATGTTCGGGTCAGTAGAGTTTACTGCTGTTATGGAACAACAGATCGGTACTGACATTACCATTGACTGGGAAAACGGTGACAATGATGTACTCAGTGCCGCTGAGGTATACAGACTAATCTATGAAAGCAATCAACCTTGGATGCTTAGTGCTAATGGCACAATCTTCACTTATGAAAAAGAAGGTATCATTCCCGGCTTGCTAAAACGTTGGTATGCTGAACGTAAAGAGATGCAGGCCAAATTAAAAGAGTGTATTGCGGCTGGTAACAAAGTTGAAGAAGAGTATTGGGACAAACGCCAACTAGTTAAGAAGATTAACTTGAACAGTTTGTATGGTGCTATTCTTAATGCTGGTTGTAGGTTCTTTGACAAGCGTATTGGACAATCGACTACATTGACAGGTCGTCAAATTGTTAAGCACATGGCTGGCAAGGTTAATGAAATTGTAGCAGGAGAATATGACTACCGAGGTAAGGCAATTATCTATGGTGATACAGACTCATGTTATTTTTCAGCATATAAGACATTACAGAAAGACATCGATGCTGGCAATATTCCGTGGACTAAGGAAACAGTAATTAACTTATATGACCAAATTGCAGATGAGGTTAATACTACATTCCCACAGTTTATGCTGGACACATTCCACTGTCCTAAATCGCGCGGTGAAGTTATCAAAGCAGGACGTGAAATCGTTGGATCAAAAGCATTGTTCATTACTAAGAAACGCTATGCTGTCTTGTATTACGATAAAGAAGGCAAACGATCTGATGTAGATGGTAAACCTGGTAAAATCAAGGCCATGGGGTTAGATCTAAAACGCAGTGATACTCCGGAGTTTATTCAAAACTTTCTAAGTGACGTTCTCGAAATGGTCTTAACTGGTAAAGAAGAACAATCAGTATTAGATGCTATCAGCGAATTTAGAAGTTTGTTTAAGGCTCGCCCTGGTTGGGAGAAAGGCAGTCCTAAACGTGCTAACAAAATTACCGAGTATCAAGCTAAAGAAGTTAAAGCAGGTAAAGCTAACATGCCCGGGCACGTTCGAGCGAGTATCAACTGGAATACACTCAAGCGTATGATGGGAGACAAATATTCAATGGCTGTTACAGATGGTGCCAAGGTTATTGTTTGTAAACTCAAACAAAACCCAATGGGCTTTACTAGTGTCGCATATCCTGTAGATGAGCTACGTCTTCCACAATGGTTTAAAGACTTACCATTTGATCATGCAGAAATGGAACAGACTATTATTGACAACAAGTTAGACAACTTGATCGGTGTGCTACGTTGGGACATCACTAGTACAGAAGAAAAAAATACATTTAATAACCTATTTGAGTTCTAATATGAAAAAAATAATTATTGCAGGATACGGATTTGTTGGTAAGGCTGTACTTAATACTCTCAAATCAAATTATAATTGTATCGTTGTTGATCCAAAATATACCAACACTGAAATATCGCACCATCCAGATGCTGACGGTATTATCATATGTGTTGGTACTCCAACTACAGAAGATGGCGTTTGTGATGTTAGTAGTATTGCCAGCGTATTAGATTCAGTACCGACGACAATACCTGTGCTGATTAAAAGCACAGTCATACCATCAACACTTGTTGAATTAGAAAACTCATACTCAGAACATTCAATTGTATATAGTCCAGAGTTTTTACGTGCCAAAACTGCTGATTTTGATTTTGCTAATCAAACGTCTGTAATACTCGGTGGGGAAGATTTAAACGGGTTCTGGCATGAACTGTTTATTCCAGTATTGCCTAAATGCAAGATGTATTTTAAATGCAGTACAATCGAAGCGGCAACTATCAAATATACTGTTAACTCATTCTTAGCCACTAAGGTTGCGTTCTTTAACAGTATATTTGATCTATGCCAACAAAATGGATCTGATTATGATATAATCAGACAAATCATTACACATGATCCTAGGATTGGCAATAGTCATACCCTAGTTCCTGGAGTAGATGGCGAACGTGGTTTTGGTGGGCATTGCTTTCCAAAAGATACGCAAGCCTTTATAAAATATGCCAACGGCCTAAATACACCATTAGATATTTTGGAAACTGCTGTTGAATATAACAAAAAGGTAAGAAAAGTTCTTGACCTTTAAGAAAAATCTAAGTATAATCATTAAACACGGAGAATCATATGAAAGACATTTTACAAGACTTGGTAGCACATACACACGCACTGGGGTGCATTCCTTTAGTTAAGATCAGTTCTACTGACGAAGAAACATCGATTGAAGCAATGGCTGAAGATCGTTCAGTAATCGTTAACGCAAAAACACTTGCGCCAGTTGATCAATTTGTTGGTATTTTTGGCATGCCTAATCTAAATAAATTAGACATTCACTTGAAGTGCCCAGAATACAAAGAAGGCGCAAACATTAGTGTTGTCAAGGCACAACGCAATGGCGAAGAAATCCCAACAGGATTGCATTTTAAAAATGCCGCTGGTGATTTCCAAAACGATTACCGTTTTATGAACACTGACATTATTAATGAAAAATTAAAATCAGTTAAGTTCAAAGGTGCAAAGTGGGAAATTGAATTCGAACCACAAGTTACTAGTATTCAAAAGTTAAAGTTTCAAGCACAAGCACACAGTGAAGAAACTGTATTCCAAGTTAAGACAGACAACAACGATTTAGTTTTTAGCTTCGGTGATGCAAGCACACACGCCGGTAGTTTTGTTTTTGAAGCAGGTATTACAGGCAAACTAAAGCAAGAATGGGCATGGCCAGTTAATCAGGTTATGAGTATCCTAGCACTAGCAGGCGACAAGACTGTACGTATCAGTGATGCAGGTGCCATGCAAATTACAGTTAATTCCGGGCTGGCAGAATACAACTATATTCTTCCAGCGCAGAGCAAATAATTATGAACTTTATACTAGATTATATTAAATCGCATCTTCCTCAAATGGAAATGATAGGGGTAATCATGCGTATCATTAGTTTTAGTTTAGTATCGTGGTTAGGGCCAGCAAGTCCGTTTATGTTTGTATGGATCTTTAATACTATTGATGCTATATTATTAACATACTGTGCTAAGATTAGAAAAGATCCAGCTTATACATTACTAAATAGTTTTTGGATTTTAGTTGGTATAATTGGCATTGCTAGAGCCGGTGGTTGGATATAAATGAATAAAAACTTAACAGCAACACAAAACGACTACGCATACTTCTTGCCAGCAACATCGGGGTTCTATAGTACGTTTATCGGAAAACAACGATATGGCAATTATGTAGACCCTGCACGGTTGCCTGCTAGTTTTACCAACGGCGTAGAAGGATTGAATTATCTAGAACCTGATAAAGGTATGTTTTACTTCGATCATTGTTTATATTCAGCAGGACATGCTAACTTAGATCTAACTAAGCCAGATGAAACTGAAGACATGTTCCGTAAAAGAGATCGTAGCACTAGTTGGGTGTTAGGTGACTCAGGAGGTTTCCAGATTGGTAAAGGTGTGTGGGCAGGTGAATGGAAAGATCCGGATGGTCCGGAAGTGCTGGCTAAACTACAAGAATGTATTGCCAAAGGTATTGAATTGATACCTGTATTCGATGCTAGTGGCACACAGAAAGTAGATAAGAACGGAAATCCAAAGTTTACTAAATTTGACCATGTTAAAGATTACACCGCTAAATTAGAAGCCGCACAGAAAAAACGTGAGCAAGTATTGACTTGGATGGATGCCTTAATGGACTACGGCATGGTGCTTGATATTCCAGCGTGGGTGGAACGTAGCGAAGTTGGCAAGGCAGCAACTGGCATTGAAAGTTATGATCAAGCAGTTAATGCAACAAAATATAACAACGAATATTTTATCAAGCATCGAAATGGTAATTGTAAATTCTTAAACGTCTTGCAAGGTGAGACACATACTCAAGCCGATGATTGGTATAGCAAAATGAAAGATTTTTGCGATACTAAGATCTACGGCGACAAAGCATTCAATGGCTGGGCCATGGGTGGACAAAATATGTGTGACGTAGAATTAGTTCTAAAAAGATTAGTGGCATTGCGATTTGACGGACTCCTTGAAAAGGGTCAACATGATTGGATGCACTTCCTGGGCACCTCTAAGTTAGAGTGGGCAACTTTATTAACTGATATCCAACGATCTGTAAGGAAATACCATAATGAAAACTTTACCATCTCTTTTGATTGCGCCAGTCCGTTCCTTGCCACAGCAAACGGACAAATTTACATCAACACCGAAACAGAGCATAACGAAAAATGGGTCTACCGTATGCAGGCTAGTGCAGACGACAAAAAGTACGCACAAGACACAAGGCTATTCAAAGACGCAGTAATACAAGACAAGATATTTGACAAGTTTGAATCTAGTCCTATTATTGATCAAGTACAAATGAAAGATATCTGTATCTATGCTCCCGGCGACCTAAATAAGAATAGTAAAGAAGGCAAGACTAGTTGGGATAGTTTTAGCTACGCTATTATGATGGGGCATAATGTATGGATGCATATTAACGCTGTACAAGAAGCCAATCGTCAATATGATAAGGGTGTTTCTCCCGCTATGTTGATTCAAAGACTCACTGGCAAGCTATTTAAAGACGTAGTAGATGAAATATTTGCTATTGATGATAGGACATTAGCTCTTGAAGCTATTAACAAGTATCATAAATTCTTTGAAGCTATTATCGGTACACGCGGTGCAACAGGTAAAAAGCTCACTAATGCACACACCTATGCGGATGAGTTTGATATTCCCCGAGTTGATTACAGTGACTTGAAACCTGTAAAAAATGAAGAACCTATTGTTACAACATTTGAAAGTTTATTTGAATGACACTACCTGATGAAAGATATCGAGCAGTCGTACAGACTCAAAGATTTTTGCTAAGAATCTTAACTACTCCTCGAGTGCCTAAAGCCGTTAAAGATGAAGCTCGATCATTGTTACGGCATTATCCTAGCGAGTACGATATGAGTAAGACTGCACAAACAAGTCCAGATATTTTTGCTGAACGAATGGAAGAGGTAACTCGAATGTTTAAAAAATACGAAGAAGGTAAAAATAATGAAACGTGATTACAAGGACGGTGTTCAAGAAGGAATTACATTCTTTATTGGACAAGAGATTGAACGCACCCCGGCGTTTGGTATGAAGACACTATTTGTAGTAGGTGTTCATAATTCACAAGTTATAACTAACATGGCTAAACAAAATGAGTGTACTCATTTATACTTTGGTGCCAATCAGAGCTTTCCAAACCCAGATGTTAATGATGCAGATGCCTGGCGTCCTTGGGAAGAAATGATTGAAGAGTGTTTAACTGAAGATTTTTGGTGTACACTTGACTTAGACATAAAAGCGGCAGAGGCTCTTTTGGAAAGCAGTTTAACCGAAAGCCGTAGATTTATTCCGCAGATTAGTGTAAAATTACCATATATGCAACAATTAGGCTATAACGCTACTATTAAGATTGATGACAAAGGCTTTGAAGCAACTAACCCAGGTGTGTGGTGTATTCCGCTATCTGAATTAACACAACGCAAGTATTTTACCAATTGGGACGAATACAGCAACGATGAAATTTTACTATGATTATTAAACAAGACATTCGACCACTTAAAATGATATGGGTTACTTTTCGCAAAGAAGGAATCCATTGTTACCCGGCCGCGGCCACAGACCCTAACCTAGCAACAGGAGATCAATATGATGTATCGTTTCTTGCTAATCCTCATCGTCATATCTTCCATTTTAGGGTATGGCTATCTGTCACCCACAATGATAGAGACGTGGAGTTCATTCAGTTCAAGCGGTGGCTTGAACAATTGTATTCTAGGACACAAGGTGTTTTGTCGCTAGATCACAAAAGTTGCGAAATGATGTCAGACGAACTGTATGACACTATTTCACAAAAGTATCCAAACCGTGAGGTTTGGATTGAGGTCTCCGAAGACGGAGAAAATGGTTCATTCATAAAATACTAATAAGAGGCTGCAATGGCTAAGAATTATAAAGACTACGCTTATTTCGAAAACCGTCCCGATGTTGTTAAGATCTTTGACGATCTAGATGCATTTAAGGATTTTTGTAGAATTGAGTTAGCACCGTTCGACGAAAGTCATCTCTATAACAGAGATAGTTGGGTTTGGCGGAACTTTGAAAAGAGTCTTCGTCCTAAGAAAGCATGGGACAATACTCGCAAACCACGAGGCGAATTTAATCGTAGTGGAAATTTTAATAAGTCACGTTTTAATTAATGACAATTTTTCTAATCGATTTAGAAGCAGTTGAAACTAGGTACACAGGTCAGTGGAAGACTCATGTACCTAACCTCTTACGAAAGGCAGGACACCATGTCAACATTATATCAGGTCCTACGGACATTCCTAGTGCTACCACTCCTGGAGCATTTCTCAACTTTGGCGGAACTAATATATA